ATCTCCTCTTTGTCCTTGCATATATCTAAGATCTGGAGGTTCTTTGTATTTAATTTCTTTAGTTGAGTTTCTTTTAATTCATCATTAACTTCTTTCAATGAGTCGATTAACTTCTCTTGTGATGTTACTTTCTCTTCTGCCAACATTACCATATGTGTGCAGTCTTTATCTTTTATATTAGCAGCACGAACTCTATCCTTAAGGAGTTGATTCATTTGTGAGAAGATCTGGATGTCGAGTAGATCTTCGATAACTTCTCTCCTGTGAGGTGCTTTGAGTTGCATGAAGGGGACAAATGTGGATGAACCCAAGATGACGACTTGTGTAAAGGACTTGAAGTTGAGTTTGAGAATGCTTTGTTCGAGGTATTTCTGCATGTCTTTAGTTGCAGCATCCTGATCAAGTGACTTATTGTTCCTATAAACCTCGAACGTAGTAGGTTTAATTCCTCTGAATACACGGTACTCATCCCTCCCTATAGTAAATGTCAGTTCGACTTTAGTTCCTTTTTCGTTGATACTATTTACCAGTTGACCTTTAGAAATTTTCCTAAACGGTTTGTTAAACAAAGCAAATGTCAATGCATCTAACATAGTAGATTTACCTGCACCATTTGCACCTACTATTAATGTAGATGTAGTTGTATTGAGGTTCATCTCAATCCACTGATCACCTGTGGAAAGAAAGTTCTTCCACTTCAAAGTTTCAAATGTAATCATTTTTTAGGGGGAACTATAAAATCATCTGGAGTGACAATAGTATAATTATAACCAAAATTGTCACAGTTTAGGGCAACTATATCTGGATCAACTTCCATGACTGTTAAGTCTGTAACGTCATCTGCTTCAAGAAGATAGAGATACCTTTCAGCATCTTCTCTTTCTTCAAAACAATGTACAGTCTTTTTGTTCTTGTCATTCATAACAGACCATACACCACCTTTTTTTCCAGTTGTCAATACGAACACTATAGTTCTGCTGCCTCCATGTAAAGTGATCTCATAACTGATTTGACATTATCTTTATTTACTTTGATATCTATTTCATCTATGTAGTTATCAAGTAAAGTTAAAGTGTCTTCAGTTTCTATGGTAGCATCACCTTCCTCAAGATTGACACTAAGGTCTTCTACAATTTTAAGATCTGCAAGACCTATATCTTGAAGTTTTCGCACATTGTAATCGAATCTAGCATAGTCACCTTTGTCTTCTACTATGAGTTTGACGAATGTTCCTTCCAGACTTTTCTCATCCAATGGCTCCAATTTATTATTATAATACAACTTATGAAAAGTGTCAAAGGGATTTCTGTAAAAAGTAGTTCGTAAAGTTTCTGTGTCGAAGACATGGAATCCTCTTCTTGCTCCATAATCACTCCAGTATAATTGGTAAGGGTTGCCAAGATAATAACAATTATCCATATTAGATTTAGTATGATAGTGTCCAGAAAATACCTTTTTAAATTTCTGGAATATATACATGTCAGTTCCTGTCTGCATTACATGACCAGGATGTGCTTCAAAACCATTGAGTTCTAGATGACCCATACACACAGGTGCTTCACTCTCAGTAATTACTCTAAGAGTTTTATCATAGTTATCTTCACATATCCAAGGTAGCATAAGGATATCTAACCCATCATAGTTAAGAGTAGTTGGTTTATCTACTGTATCAAAGTTTTCGTACTCTCCTAATAGTTCTGTTGGAGCATTTATCCTAAGTGTATTCTTATAATATATGTCATGGTTACCTACTAGACTAGTCATATGACATCCTAGTTCTGTAATAGGATCAAACCACATTGACTTTGCTTCATCAAGAGACATATAGTTTATTGATCTACGTTTATCAAACGTGTCACCTAGATTAATAATCTCTTTGATACCAAGTTTTTCTATAAATGGTATGACTATTTGACCATAGAATTTTTTATAATGTTCTATAAAGTACACGTTGTCATTACGAACACCAAAGTGTTGATCAGTTATTAATAATATCTTCATCGTTTAGTATTCATCTCCACACGAGACTTAATTTGATTATAGTCTGCACTTGCTTCTCCGTCAACTGAGAATACATGTTCGTAACCAGACTTCTCTAATATCTTTTCCTTTATATCCATCTGTCTTTTCTCTTTGGCAATTCTACGAAGGAAGGCATAGTAAACTATCTGTGTAAAATAGGCAAAAGGATTTCTAGATTTTTCTGGATCAAAGTTATCAATGTATTGGATACAGTTCTCTATCCCATCACATACCATGTCATCTTTATACATGTAGTTGATGAAGTTCGGTCTGTACGATAGGTGGGTAGCTATCTTTAAAAAACACCCTCCTATATAATTGTTCACGCGGGGTTTGGCTTTGCCAGATTCTTCCGCTTCCTTGACTTTTCTTTTATATTTGATAATCTGGTTTAAAAACTCAGCGTTATCAACGTAGTGCTGCTTCTTTTTGGGATTCGCCTTCCTCATATTTGTCCTCCGACAATAGATTTATTATAGCAGGGCTTGACAAAGGTGTCAAATACCACTACAATAACCATGTAAGGGTTCAAGGGGATTCTGTAGAGTCTTTAAAGATCTTTTCAAACTTCTTTCTTGCCTCATCAATCCTACCTACGTAACCAGAAGTTTTACTGAGGTCTGTTTTCATTTGTGGTCTAGGTTTCCCAAAACCGTCGGCACCGTGGACGTATGCTTCATACATGAAAATAACTTCTTTATTCATAGATGAAACAGTAATAATATCTTTCTCTCTTATAATATAAAAATCTTCATCAGATAACTGTTGCCATTTGGAAAACCCAATAGCACGTGCTAGTTTCTTTTCATTTATTTCTTTGTCTATGAATTGTATACAAACTGGTTCTTGAATAAAAACTAGAGACTCTCCTTGATCTTCTGTTAAAACTGCTCGACCAAGTACTTCCTCTCCACTCACGAGTTTGAAAACTCCGTAGAACTCCTCTTCATGCTTTGCGTAATTGATTGCCATGTTAGATAGTAATTTCTACAACTTCATAATTAAAGTTCTCTTCATTATATATTTTGATCCTTTCATACAGATGTCGGAGAGTATAGTTCTTTCCTGTATCCGTAGAAATGTCATCAGCTATATCATAAAGAGTTGCTTTCGATTTATTCTCTCCCTTCCTCAATACACGACCTATTGACTGAAGGTTACGTATTCTTGATTTAGAAGGTGATGCAAAAATAACATTGTGTAGGTTTTTGATATTGATACCAGTAGAGAATGTTCCTAACGATGCAACGATAATAGAATTGCTAGACCTTTCAGTCAACCATCTAATCTCTTCTCTATCTTCTGTCTCAACACCACCATGAACTAAGTATACAGACTTATCTGTATAGCTATTTATCAATTCATGTAAAGGTAGACCATGTTTTTCTACGTAATTAAAGAGCACTAGTGTATTACCTTCTAGGTCACACGCTAGATTTCGGATAAATTTATTACGGTTTTCATGTTCGGTCAGGTACTCTATCTCATCTTGATATCCTTCAAATAGTTTCTCTTCATGTTTCAACAATAAAATTTTTATTTTTAACTGAGCAAGATGTCCTTTCTTCATCAGTGTTTCAGTCTTAGTTACTTTAGAACATTTACCAAAAACACCTTCTAATACTAATTGATTTACGTTAGTTCCATCCAGTGTCCCAGTAAAACCATACCTATACTTACAGTCATGTAACTTAGACATTAATCTTGTTAGAGATTTAGCCTTGAATAAATGTGCTTCATCGCCTATAATAACATCAAAGCGTTCAAACCATTTACGTGGTTCCTTGTATATGGATTGCCAAGTAGTAATTACAACTGGTTTATCTGTATATTTTTCTTCTCCACCGTATATCTTATGACAGTATGCTGATGCTTTCCATCCATACTCCTCAAAGTCTTTATACATTTGTTCTACAAGAGAAGTAGTAGGAACTACAATAAGAACTGGACGATCAACATTTACATGAAACCTAACCAATGAATAGATCATCAAGGATTTCCCACTGGCAGTTGGCGACAATAGGACTCGTCTGTTGTATCTCAGGCATTCGTATATTGCTTTCAGTTGGTAATCGCGTACTTTTACAGGAAGAGAAAGTGCCCGAACGAAGCCAGTTACAGCCTCAGGAGTTATTAGATCGTTCTCTTCCAAAGGGAGACCAAAATGTTCGTGCTTTTCAGTATGATATGAATACTTCTTTTTCTGACACCAATCTATTAGATATGAATATAGACCGCAGTATATCTCCCCAGTAGCAGGAGAATATAATCTTACTTTCCCATCCCAACCTTTATACCTTCGGTTCTTCTGCATATACTTTGCATTGTCAACCTCAAAGGTAAAAAAATCTGCTAGTTCTTGATGGGTAGATGGTTCAGCGTCAACTTTTAAATATACTTCATTCTTCTTTCGGATTGTAAGATCCATAGATCACATGCCACTTTGAAACCTCTCCCACTCGATAGCATTTTTGATTTGAAAATTACGACTTCCAATTTGCTTCAAGACACCATCTAAAAAGAAGAGCACTTGATCTATATAGTCTATTTTTAATTGTAATTTTTGTATGTCATCGTCAGACTCGATGAACATATTGACTTCCTCCTTAGTCATAAGTTTAAAATCAAAAGGAAGTTCTTTATATTTTTGTGCAGGTGCTTTACCTTTATAGTATATCCATTTTTCCCTTACCATCTTTCTATATTCACTCTGTCTTTCTTTCTTCATCAAGGCATACGTGTTGTATATTTCCATGTACCGCAAGTGAAGTTGAGGAATCCTAGTAGACTCCTCACCATATTTCTCAGGATCAATAACAGAATCAGATTTCCACTGTTCCTGTAATGCCTCTAGATTCATAATTAAATGCCTTGATCTTTTTGACTTTGTAGATATTCCTTCAATGAGGATTGCATTTGTCCTTTATTTTCTTTCGGGTAATTCCTCTTGATCCCCTTCATCCTGTCGTAGTCCTGATGCATCGCTCCCAGTAACCATGCCTGTGCTAGTTGCTTCGGACCCTCTTTCAACAACTGGGTTTGTAATTTGGATAGACCAGTTTTCATCTCCAAATACTCCTGTCTCCACGATGTTGTGTCTTGTTTGTTGGTCATTTTCTTCCCATTGGGATTGGATTTTTTCAATGTCTGCATCGACATCCTTCATAGTATTATATATCTTAGCATTAATCCATTGCGTTTGCAAGTATTTGATAATACCTAATAGGAGATGCTGCGTAAAAGGATTCTTAAATTTTCTTCTTACCCACCTTTCTGCCTTCTGATACCAAGTAATTTTACCTGATCCGATAAGCAATGTTTTTTCAAACTTTATTTTGGGCATCAACGTCTGTCGGTGGTGTTGACATTTCTGATTTCATATAATATGTATCTAAATGTTGCGGTAGCAGTTAGGTAGTTATTGTCACCAGATGTGACATCAAATGGTAGAGAACTTAATGATGTAGGAAATAGTGACTTAAATACTATATCAAAATTAGCAAGGTTGTTATTGTTCAATACCTGTAGAGTAGCATCTGAGAATCTACCATCTTCTGTAGGATGATCTTCCCATTGTACTTGCCATTGATTTCTTTCTCCACGACTTTGAGGTGTTCCTAATGCTCTCATCCAGTTATGGAGTTCCATATAATTTCTTAAATCTTCGTCAACTATAAACTCAATACTTAAATCTTGATACTGTATATTACCTTCTACAGGAATAGGAACGAAACCTGCTGTAGGAATA